GCAACTATGAGGTCCGGCGCTGGTTCGCAGCGAACGCGGTCAAGAAAGCAGGAGCCTCGTCCGCGGAAGTGTTCTCGATGGTGGACAAGCCGGTCGTGCCGCTGATCGGCGGCAAGCCTCAGAAGCGGATCCCCTTCGTCTTCATCAACGCCTATGACCTGCGGCCCGAGGTGGACAAGCCCCCGATGCTCGACCTGGTCGACGTCAACCTGGGCCACTACCGCAACTCGGCCGACTACGAGCATGCGCTCTACCTCACGTCCCAGCCGACGCCGTGGGCCGCGGGTGCCATCAACGAGAAGAACAAGCCGACCGCCATCGGGTCGGGCGCCTTCTGGATCCTGCCCGAAGGCTCGACCTGCGGCTACCTCGAGTTCGGCGGTCAGGGCCTGGAGGCGCTGCGCCAAGCGATGCTCGACAAGGAGGACCGCATGGCGGCCCTCGGCGCGCGGATGATCAATGACGGCCGCAACCGCAACGAGGCGACGGACACCGCACGGATGCGCGGGCGGTCCGAGATGTCGCTCATGGCGAACGTGGTCAACATGGCCGAGGAGGGTATCGAGAAGGCCCTGTCGATTGCCTCCGAGTGGGTGACGGGCTCGTCCGAAGAGGTCGAGGTCAAGCTGAACCGCGACTGGATCGAGACCAAGATGGACGCGGGCACCCTGACCGCGCTCGTCAAGGCCTGGCAGTCGGGCGCCATGTCGCACCAGACGCTGTGGGAGAACCTGCAGTCGGGCGAGATCGCGCCGGTGGATCGCACCTACGAGGAAGAGAAGCAACTGATCGAGGACGAAGGCGGCGACCTGGGCATGGGGATCAACCAAGTGATGGCGAATGCCGCCCTCACGCCGCCCGGACAGCAGCCGCAAGCGCCGGGTCAGCCAGGCCAACCCCCGCAGCAACCCGGTCAGCCGGACAACTCGCAAGAGCCGCCCGGCTCTCCGCGCGGCTCCGGTGAGGGCGCCTAGTCGGTCCTGTCCATACCGTCCGGCGTATAGCCGAACCCGACGACGTCCGGCGCGTTCACAGGCCGGACGACGTCCTCGCGCTCCTTGTTCGCGAAGATCACCAGGTCCTGGTCCCAGTCAATCTCGCGGTTCGCGCGCGTGTCGTGGACTCGATGGATGAAAGCAGGCCCGCCGAAGATCCGACGGGCCCTTCCATACTCGTCACCACGGAACCCGATGTAGTGGACGACCCTCACCACACCGACTTTCCGGACAGGCGCTCGTAGGCGTCGGCCCACGCTTTCGTCTTCGCATCGTCGACCAGGTTCGAGCAGTTCGACGTCGAGCGCGAGTTGCCCAGGTTGCGAGCGCCACGCAGCGCCTCCTTCAGCGCTTTGTCGACCAGGTCGGCCCACTCAACGCCCGCCTCGAAGTAGTTCTTCACCTCGACCGCGACCTCGTAGGTGGCAGCGGCCTGGAACACGTCGCCCGACCAGGACAGGGCATAGGTCGGGTGCTTGTCGAGGTTCTTCTTGAACTCGGCCAGCTTGTGCGGCCAGGCTTCGAGATCGCTCAGGAAGCGACGCAGCGCCCAGGACATCTCACGGTCAGCGTCCGCCATGTCTTTGGCGCGTTCCACGAAGGACTCGAGCGTGCCGCGGCGGTCGGCTTCGGCGGCCAGCTTCGCTTTGCGCGCGGTCTCGGCCGCTTCGCGCTCGGCGCGCTGACGGTCAGCGGTTTCGCGCTTCATGGCCTCTTCCGCCACTTTCGAGATCCAGGTCGCTTGCGTCCAGTTGCGGTGACGCTTGAGGTCCATCATTCTGGCCGCATCGTTCGCGTTCTGCAGGGTCGCACCAGCGCCGCGGAAGGCAGTCAGGAAGGCTTCGTAGGTCATCGTCTTTCTCCGTTGCTATGGGCCGCCCCATCGGCGTGCCCGTTCACAACGTATAACCGAGTTATAGCAGCCCGTCAACACCTATTTTCGCGGATAACCGAGTTAGGTGAGTCCTCAGATCGGTGTTGCAGATCGCTTCGCGCCGCGCGATGGTGTGAAGGCGGGCGCTCGAGGGCGCCCTTTTTCGTCAACCGCCCAAGGAGCTCCCTGAATGTATGGGCCCAGCCACCCCGTTTCCATCGACCAGCATATCCAGAAGTACCGCATCGGACCCGACGAGCAGTTCCAGGATATGTGCTTCCGGATCGCCCATGCACTCGCCGACAATGACGGCCACCAGCGGGACATCTACCTGACACTCCTCCACCAGAATTTCATGCCCGCGGGTCNCNNNCTAGCGTGCCGTCGGCGCGCCGATGCGGATCTGCGCTCACAACTGCTTCGTGTCGGGCACGATCAAAGACGACTCCGAGGACATCCTCGAGAAGGTCAAGGAAGCCTTCCTGACGATGCGAATGGGCGGCGGCATCGGTTACGACTTCTCGACGCTCCGCTGGCGTGGCGCCTTCATCAAGTCCCTCCGGTCGACGGCATCGGGCGCGGTCTCCTTCATGCAGATCTACGATGCGGCCTGCAAGACGGTCCGGTCAGCAGGTGGCCGCCGCGGCGCACAGATGGGCGTCCTGCGCATCGACCACCCGGACATCGAAGAATTCATCGACGCGAAGACGGCCGCGCTTGCCGAGGACATCCAGAAGGCGCAGTTCCTCCTCTCCCAGACGAAGTTCGACGACGAGGAGAAGGCGATCATCCTGGACATCGTCGAGAAGGTCTCCATCCAGAACCGCCTGTCCGCGTTCAACGTCTCGGTGGCCGTCACCGACAAGTTCATGGAAGCGGTCGAGAACGACTCCACCTTCGATCTGATCTTCGATGGCGAAGTCGTCCGCACGGTCGAAGCGCTGCCCCTGTGGGAAAAGCTGATGCGCGCGACGTGGGACTGGGCTGAACCGGGCGTGCTTTTCATCGACCGGATCAACGAGATGAACAACCTCTACTACTGCGAGACCATCGCAGCGACCAACCCCTGCGGCGAGCAGCCCCTGCCTCCCTACGGCGCCTGCCTGCTCGGATCCTGGGCCGTTCCCAAGTACGTCCGCAAGTGGGGCGACCGCTTCTACTTCGACTACGAAGCCTTCCGTGCAGACATCCCCGGCGTCGTCCGCATGATGGACAACGTGATCGACTCGGCGCTGTATCCCCTGCCCCAGCAGGAGCTCGAGGCCAAGAACAAGCGCCGGATGGGCCTGGGTGTCACGGGCATGGCGAACGCCATCGAAGCGATGGGCGCAGCCTACGGCTCCGACGCCTACCTGAAGCACCAAGAGCAGATCCTTCGCATGCTCGCGAACGAGGCCTACCGCGCGTCGGCCCTGCTCGCGAAGGAGAAGGGGCCCTTCCCGCTGTGGGACGCGGACAAGTTCCTCGCCGGCAAGTTCGTCAACTCGGGCATCCTCGACGACGACGTGCTGGACCTGATCCGCACCTACGGCCTGCGCAACTCGCACCTCCTGTCCATTGCGCCGACCGGCACCATCTCGCTCACCGCGGACAATATGTCCTCGGGCATCGAGCCCGTCTTCGCCTACAAGAACGGCCGCGAGATCATCAACGAGGACGGCGTGACCAAGTCCTACGTCGAGATCGACGACTACGGCGTCCGCGAGTTCGGCGTCCGCGGCAAGCGGGCGGATGAGCTGTCGGTGATGGAACACGTCCGCGTCTACACCCATGCCCAGCGCTTCGTCGACTCGTCGATCTCGAAGACCTGCAACGTGGGCGGCGACGTCACCTTCCCCGAGTTCAAGGACATCTATGTCCAGGCCTGGAAGCTGGGCGCGAAGGGCTGCACCACGTTCCGGATCAACGGGAAGCGGTTCGGGATTATGAAGTCGCTGGACGAGGTCGTGCCCGAGTTCGAGATCGCCGGCGAGCTGGAAGCGCCCGAGGGCGCGGCCTGCGTCTTCGATCCCGCGACCGGCACCCGTTCCTGCGAGTGACCGGCATGTCGGGCCGCGCCATTTCACTCATGGCGCGGCTCTCGATGCGCGCCAACAAACTGAGAGGGGGCAAGATGCCCCACCTCACTATATGTGCTGAACTTTGGCTGCTGGATAAACGGTTGCCGATCTTCATCATTGACGCTATGATGTCTCCTAATCTTTCTCGAACGTGAGCACTGCCGAAAGCAGTATGAGGCCCATGGACTACAGCGACCATCCCCGCAGCGTTTCCGAGATCCGGTCTGATCGGACCAACAAGGGCTCCGACTGGACGCCCCGAGACCTCCTCATTGCGCTCCTGCGCGACATTGACTCGGGAGAGCGCGACGTCGAGTCGATCTTCATCGCCGCGTCCGTCCGCGGCGCCGATCCCGGCAACTGCAAGCCCTTCTTCGCCGTCGCAGCGGCCTCGCCCATCGAAGCACTGGGCGTCGTCGAGGTAGCGAAGCAGGCCTACATCCGGGCAGGCTATGGCGAGTAGCATCAACGAGCGCTTCCTCGACTTCCAGATCGCGCAGCAGGTGCGCTGGATCCGCTTCCAGAACCGCGAGGTTCGGGAGGCGCTCAAGATCCTCATGCGCGTTGACGCGGACCTGAAGGCCGCGCTCGAAGGCGCGCGCATCGGCGAAGGGACCTTCACCGAGGCCCGTTTAAACGCACTGCGCGTCCAGATCACCAACCTGATCAACGCCATCCACATGCAAGTCACCGCGAGCGTCACGACGGCGGTCAAGGAAGTGAGCATCGCGGCAGCTGAAGTTGAGCACCAGGCCTTCACGCGTATCTTGCCCGCAGGCCTTGACGTCACGACGCCCAACCTTGGCGTCCTTCAGACTGCGGCGTCTCTGCGGCCTTTCAACGGCGGGGTACTGGCTGACTGGACCGACCAGCTCCGCGTCGCTGAC